ATTATGAGAACAGCCATATTGATTCTGTTCATAGAGTGTTAGCGTGGACTATCTACTTAAATGATGTAGACGAAGGCGGCGAAACAGAGTTCTTATATCAAAGTCAACGAGTGTCGCCTGTCAAGGGCAGAACTGCAATCTTCCCTGCTGGTTTCATGCATACACATAGAGGCAACCCACCCATATCAAACGAGAAGTATATTTTAACTGGTTGGTTTAGTCTTAGAATGCTAGATGATTTTTATGGTTCGGAAAGAGAATGAACAACTATATACAAATATATAATAATGTCGTATCGGATGACTACTGTGATGAACTAAGAGAAAAGTTTGATTCTTTTCCATTCAACCAAGATGTTGAGCAAGGCCCAATGTCTTTCACACAAATCAATCTTAACTCACATCCTGAGTGGAATGAAGATGTAAAGAAACTATCATACTTCTTTACAAAGTCTATCGAACAATATAAAAAGGATTGTGCGATTGGTGATGAGATGTGGCCAAGTTCTTATGCATTTGAAGAATTTCGTATGAAACGATATCTAGCAAACGGCAAAGACCAGTTCGGGCCTCATGTTGATGCCGTAAGTAAAGAAACTGCAATTCGATTTCTTGTGTTCTTTCTGTACTTAGATGATAACGATAAAGGCGAAACTGCATTCCCACAATTAGGACTAGCATCCCCTTGTAAGAAAGGAAGTTTATTAATGTTCCCACCCCTATGGCCTTGGCTACATGCCGGCAATAAACCTATCGATAAGTCTAAGTACATAGTCGGTAGTTATTTACATTATAAATAGAAAGACAGCGTAACGAAGCGTTTGTCCGTGGATAAAGAAGTCCTTTTTTAACAGAGAAAAAGGAGAGATATAATGAGTAATACAATTTTAGAATATGTTTGGCTCGGTGCCAACAATGAATTAAGAAGTAAAACGAAAGTGGTATCAGGTGAGATGTCATTAGTCGCAGAAATGCCTTTATGGTCTTTCGATGGTTCTTCTACAGAACAAGCCCCAGGCAATCATTCAGATTGCATACTTAAACCAGTAAAAGCATACCCTAACCCATTTCATGTGATGACAGTCAACGACTATTATCTTGTGATGTGTGAAGTGGTTGATGACGAACACAACAAGCGTGCCTTGATTAAGAGTGATAGTCATACCTATTGGTTTGGTTTTGAACAAGAGTACTTCATCTATCGTCATGGTCGCCCTCTAGGTTGGCCTGCAAGTAGTGATGCAATGCCTCAAGGTCCTTACTATTGTGGTGTTGGTGCAGAAAATGTAGCAGGTCGTACTTTCGTTGATGAACATATGCAAGCTTGTATGCATGCTGGTATTCGTATTACAGGCACAAATGCTGAAGTGGCATTAGGTCAATGGGAGTATCAAGTCTTTGGTACTAGTCAGAAAGGTGCTGCTGATGATTTATGGATGTCAAGATATATTCTTGAGCGTCTTGGCGAACAGTTTGGTTTTGTTATCAACTTTGAACCTAAACCTATCGAAGGTGATTGGAATGGTTCAGGCCTACATACAAACTTCTCTACAGACCCAATGAGAACAAACTCATCTATGGGTTACTATCAGGACATTCTCAGTAAGATGAATGATAGACACGAAGAACATATTGCTGTCTATGGTAAAGATAACGACAAGCGACTCACAGGTAAACACGAAACACAAAGTATCGATAAGTTTACATATGGTGAAGGCGACAGAGGTGCAAGTATAAGAATACCTGTTGAAACTGTTGATGCAAACTACAAATCGGGTTACTTAGAAGATAGACGCCCAGCGAGTAATGCTAATCCATATGAGATAACAAAAGTAATCATTGATACGCTTGACAAAGTAAAGTAGTTAGTGTATAATACTCTCATCTTGATTGTATCATTTTTGCAACACCTGTTGTTGCAATGCAAAAGACTTATAAATACTAAGTGATATGATGCTTAAGTGAGATATCAAAGATAATAACTATAACTTATAGGAGAAGAAAGTGAATAAATTTTTAATCGCAGCTGCGGCTGCATTATTCTCTGCAAATTCATTTGCAGCGATAGCTTTATCGGGTGAGTATACTGGTACTTTAAATGACTCTGGTGTGTACACTCAAGATTTAGCAACAACTCTAGTTGGCTCTTCAGCTGCTGGTGCTGTAACTGTTACTCTTGACGAAACAATGGCAGTAGACGACTTATATGTCGAGTCTACACTTGCTGGTGTTAAGTTCAAATTGGGTGACTGGTCTGGTACTGATGCTGATTTCAGCAAACTAAACGCTTCAACTACTGTAGGACCTGCAACTGTAGGTGTTACACAAGTTTCAGACGGTGCAACTACTTTTGATGCAGGCATGACTCTTGCTGGTGTTAAAGTAGATGTTACTAACATTACTAATACTGCTCGTTCAACGACTGCTTCGGCAAGTGTTGCTGGATTTAGTGTTGATGTTGAACATGCAAAAGTTGGTACTGACCATCAACTACAGTTAGGCGCTTCAAGAACTATTATGGCTACTACTGACGCTAACGGCGTTACAAGTGGTGGTTGGACTATTTCTGTTGACCGTGGACAAAATGCAGCTCGTGATGCATACGAAGATGGTGCAATGGGTGGTTCAGTTTCAACTTCAGTTGCTGGAATTGGTTCTGTAAAAGCAGAAGTATCTAACTCTAAGACAGATGTTAAGACATACGGACTATCTGTTACTTCAGGTATCTTTACAGGTGCTTGGGATAAAGTAGGTAGTGCTGACGGCGCTTTATCATTAAAGGCTGTTGTGAAATTCTAACAATGCGTTAGACCCAAACCATGTGGTATGGTACTAAGGCCCGATTCTATCGGGCCTTTTTTTGTCCGCTTTAAAGAACCTGGTTCTTATAAGTACTTATGTGCGTCCTTCAGAAACCCTCCTTAGCTAGCTCTAGAGCCCGAATATGAGTACAACAGAACAACTAATGAATATAGATAACCCATGTATGGGCATATGCGAATACAATGATGACAACCTTTGTATTGGGTGTAAAAGAAACATGAATGAGATATTCGACTGGTATGATTATACAGACGAAGAAGTAGCAGCAATCAATGAAGAACTAAAAACAAGAAAGGTTAAAGATTACTTCTTTGACTGAGTATAAATAGTTATATGAAACTGAATGAGAAATAGATATGGAATGGTTATCACTTATCACAGATGTAGGATTCCCTATAGTAGCAGCCTTAGTTGGTGGTTACTTCGTTTTTCTAACACTTAACTTTATTTTAACTGGTGTGTTAGATTCGATTAAACAACAACGCATGTTTGCAATCGCCCTCGACAACAGAGTAAAAACTATGAACAACGAGATTGTTCGTATTGATGTAAAGATGTGTCAAGCATTTGGCATTGCGCCTGATATGGACCGTATTGCTCGTGCCGATGGTCAGAAAGATGCGAGGAAAGATTAATGGAAGCAGCAGTAGAACTAGACATTGGTGCATTAATCAGTCAATACGGATTCCCGATTATCGCCGCAGTAGGACTAGGTTACTTCATCTATTACATATGGCAATGGGTTACTACCGAAGTAGACCCAGTTGTACACGAAAGTCATATGACTCTCATTGCACTTATTGATAGGATTAGAATGTTAGATAACGATTTGATTCGTTTGAACGCTAAACTTGATATGGTGATTCAACAACAGAAGGATAACAAAAAGAAATAGGGGGCAGAAATTGACCGACAAAGTAGTAGGAAGCTTCGTCATTGTCAGTCAACTCATAGCTCAGAATAAATTCCTCACTAATTTATAGTCTTACCGAGGACTACTAGGGTATCTGTTCATATGATTTACCGGTCCCTAGATTGGTTGTTCCGTTATGTGTATATTATTTATTCATAACAAGTATTATACTCTAAAGTGGATGCATTGTCAAGCGTTTTAAAATAATTTATCTAAAATAACAATCTGCAATGCTAGTACTAGAAGTGCAGTAACAGTTCTCACCCATTCAAGCGTATATCGTATTCGTCTTGTGTGTTCATATTTTGTCATACTTTCTCTATATTACCTTTTTTCCATTTTTTAAATTCTTCAGACCACTTTTTGTGTTCTAATAAGGTTATATCATTTACTGATTTGCCTTTATAGTGTACCAACCAATCATTGTAAATCCAAGTGGCTTTCTTCCATAGGTTGTTTTTGTTCATAAAGGAACCCAATTAAATATTCCTTCTACATATCCAAATTTATCTTCTCTGAGAATAGGATTTGTAAACATACTTTCTGCTTCACCAGACTTCATACCTTTTTTGTGTGATATTGTAATGTGTGGTGAACCTGGGTCAACTCTTTTAAATCTTTTTGATGTTTCAGTTAAAAACATATCTTTAACCCAAAACGCTTCTATACTTTCATTTGCTCTTAACTCATTAAAGTAAGCATTAACTTTTTTACCAATAAATTTATTTAATTTTTTAAAGGTTTTATTATTTGGTTTATATGCAATTGTAATATGGTCTCCATTTAGAACATCCATTGTAGCACCCTGTTGTACAGTATCACAACTTTTCTTATCTAGCACTACTGCATAATATCCGTTGTTCATTCCAGCGGTTCTACAAATTCTTGTTCTTCCCTCATCTTGGCTATATGAGAAAAGTCATACATAAAATTAAACAGTTGTTGTTTGCCAAGTAAGTCCATTTGATAATCTTTTAGAAGAAAAGTACCTTTCATAAATGACACCTCATAAACAATTCCTGGATTAGTTAAATCTTCGTAATCATCTGATGTTGGATAAGATGTGTGAACATCACGAACAATGCCTGGTTGACCGTCAACGATACCAGTAGAATCTCTACCTCTTATTTTATCGCCGACTTTAAATTTCGCAAATGGTTCTATTCCTTTATGCATCTTCGTACTCCTCGTTTAATTTGTTGTTTGCTTCTTCAAAGAAAATAAAGAAGAACATACTTAATAGTCCTATAAGAGCATAAGCAACGATTATATAAGCTAGTATTATCATTTGTAGTGGTCCTGTGATAGTTGAATAATTGCATAATGAATAACCTTCATCAAGTCGGCTTTATTATGCCCCTCTTTTTTGCCATAGCGTTGGGCATATTTTATAATATTACCTATGCAAAATCCTTCGCCATGTCCGTTTTCAATAATTAGTTCAGTTGCTTGTTTGGGTTCTTGAGCATAGTGTGAAGAATAAGTATCGTCAATATACGCTTGAACATCAAATAGAATTTCTGCTTCTGAAAATTTATAATTTTTGCTTTGGTGTGTTCGGATTCTTTCTTTTTGCATTTCTCTCATATAATCGTTTGCAGTCCTCATAAAGCTATTCCTTCATCTTTGATTTTGAATTTTTGTTTTTGTGTATATGACATATCAACATTATCAATTATTTTCTGT